TGCGAAATGGAAACAGATTCGTTTTGAGCCATACTGGACAGGATAGAAAGGAACAGTTCGCTTTCCATTGCCCCGGTGTTGATGTCTTCCTTTTCAAAGTAAACGGGAATATTCAGTGTAAGAAGTTTTCGCGTCAATTCAAGACAGTCAGCCGTATTCCGGGAAAAACGACTGATGGATTTGGTTAAAATGAAATTGATCTTTCCAGCTTTGCAGTCGGCCATCATTTTCCGTAGCTGCGGACGCTTCTCTTTCTTTGTGCCAGTGATACCTTCATCATAATAAAGCCCAGCGAACTCCCAGTCATCGCGCGACTTGATGTAAATTTCATAGTGCTCCTTCTGGGCCTTCAGGCTTTCTGCCTGTTCATCAGAATCGGTCGAAACACGGCAATAAGCGGCTACGCGAAGCTTCTTACCATTGAAATTGGCCTTTTTGTTTTCCTCAATTTTCGTGACCTTTTTCATGGACCTACCTCCTCTTGGTACGTCTATCTATCACTCTGAATGCCAGAAGTATCAAGCAATTTTCGGCATGATTTCCACGTACAGAGGGGAGAAAGTTCTGCGATTGATGTCCGTTAATTTGTTGAATTCAGCCTGTGAAATCAGACCGTTTGCGAGCATGGCTTCTGCAATTTTCTGAGCGCGGTAGTAATCGAAGTCACCCTGCAGCTTTTCCGGTGTAAAGAATCCGGTATTATTCGTTTTTGCTTCTTCCGCCATCGGTTATCCACCTCCACTTTTCACTGGAGATGGAGGAACGACTTGAGCGAAAGAAAATAAAAAAAGCCTGCGGGCATTCCGATGAGGGAACACTCGCAGGCAAGATAAATGCTGTGCAATATGTTATTTTACTGGGATTTGCCTTTACCCTTGTTGAAATCAATAGACCCCTACCATACCAATCCGTCAATCTCTTTGACAGCCACGTTACTTGTCCTCCTTTCCTTTTTCATCACGGTCATGCAACTGCTCCAGCACGGCCTTAAGCTTTTCCGGTATCGGAAGCCCGAGGTGCGCCGCATTCTCTGTCAGGGATAGGCCTTCGTTCGAGAGATAAAAGAAGATGATTGCCGTCCGGAGCACGCCCGGCTGGCCGAGAACTTGCACGTCAATTACGTTTCCGATTCCGACCAGCAGAAAAATCAGCACCTTCCGGCAGATTCCCCTGAAACCGATCTCGGATGAGAGCTTCTTGTCTGAAATTGCGCACAGGACGCCGGTGATGTAGTCACAGATGACGAAGATGAGCAGCGCATAGAGCAGGCCGTCGCAGCCACCGAGAAAATAGCCGAGCCACCCGCCGATGGCAGCAAACACAAATTGTATGGAATTCCAGAATTCTTTCATAAGACACGCCTCCTTGAATTTGTGCATGAAAAAAGCGGCCGCCCGTATGGACGACCGCTCCAGTCTGAAGACAAAGTATCAGAGGAAAGGTACTTTGTCTTTTTTTAATGCTTGGGAGATGGTAAAATATAGACAGGTAATGAGAAATGCTGAATGAAAAAAGTAATGGGAGCCGAGAGCAGGTCGGTTTTTACTGCATGGAAGATCTGGTCCCGAAAGACCATATTCTGAGAAAAATAGAGAAAGCGATCGATTTCAGCTTCATATACGATTTGGTGAAAGACAGGTACAGCGAAGATACGGGTCGTCCAAGTATTGATCCAGTGGTACTGTTTAAAATAGTATTCATTCAATATCTGTTTGGGATCCGCAGCATGAGGCAGACAATCAAAGAAATTGAGGTAAATGCCGCGTATCGCTGGTTTCTGGGGTATGACTGGAACGAGCCGATTCCGCATTTTACGACATTTGGGAAGAACTATACGAGAAGGTTTGAAGGTACAGATATTTTTGAGAAGATATTTTCCCGTATTTTGCTTGAAGCGGTGAAACTGAAATATGTCGACCCCAAAGCTGTGTTCATTGATTCTACGCATATTAAGGCCAGCGCCAACCGGAACAAGAAAATGAAGATACAGGTCCAGACAGAAGCGCAGCACTACCACAAAGAATTGATGGACGAGATTAACAAGGACCGGGAAGTACATGGAAAAAAGCCATTTGACGATGACGTTTCTGGAAAAGGCGGCGGGGCCGGACAAGCCAAAAAGGTTGAAAAAAGTACCACCGATCCAGAGTGCGGGATGTTCCACAAAGGGGAGCATGAAAAATGTTTTGCCTACACTGCACACACGGCCTGTGACCGTCACAATTTCATACTTGAAGTGGAACTGTCCCCAGCCAATGTACACGACAGCGTCATGTTCAAAAGTATTTATGACAAGGTAAAGACCGCCTTCCCTGAAATCAAGTATGTGGTAGCCGATACCGGCTACAAAATCCCGTATATCTGCAAGCAGATTCTGGACGACCATCGGGTTCCGGTATTGCCTTACAAAAGGCCGATGAGTAAAAAAGGATATTTCAAGCCGTACGAATATGTATATGATGAATATTACGACTGCGTCCTCTGTCCAAACAATCAGGTTTTACATTACTCGACCACCAATCGGGACGGATACCGGGAATACAAAAGTGACCCCTAAATATGCAAATGCTGTCCGAAACGGGCGCAGTGCACACAAAGCAAAAGTTGTCAGAAAACGGTGATACGGCATGTGTGGGCGAATTATCTGGATATTGCGGAAGATTTTCGTTACACACCGCAGGGAAAAGCAATTTACCGGGAACGCTCGGAAACCATTGAACGGGTTTTCGCCGATGCAAAAGAGAAACACGGGTTGAGATATACCACTCTGCGAGGTAAAGCCAAAGTAACGATGCAGGCTTTGCTTACTTTCGCCTGCATGAATCTCAAAAAGTTGGCGACCTGGAAATCGAGGGACCCGAGGTCCCGACCACAATTCGGCTTTTCAATTCTATCCTTACTCAAATTTATTCTTCATTCGAAGATCATTGTAAAAACGGCGCTTGGAACTTAGTCCCAAACGCCGCTTTGTCTACAATCTGAAGCGGCCGCCCGTATGGACGACCGCTCAAAAGCTTTCTGAAAGGATCAAACGCTTAAAGAAGCCTTGACTTTAAAAACTGTCCATTCGCGGTGCTGGTCCGGGTCCATCGGGTCGATGATTGTGTAAACAATGTTGCCACGGATCAGCCTGCAGGAAGCGGTAATCAGCGGATTATACCGCAAAACAACATTCGCCGCGTCAATCACCTGGACGGACTGGGCAATCCACGCTTCGGTTCCGCCCAAAGGATACCATTTGCACCGCAGATAACGGGGCGGGTCAGTGGGAAGCAGGTTTCCAAGGTCAATCCAGTCGGTCGTTTTGTGAATACCTGTGCCGGTGACCACTTTCCTTTGAATGCGGATTAAGGTCCGCAGTTCACTGATGTGCATTTTGTATCTCATGGCAGGCGCTCCTAAAACGTGTCTTTGCGGATGCCAAAAAGGATGGCACGGAGCATGGAAGTCAGCTCCTTGAAATCCGCGTTTTCCCGGTTTTCGTACAGATAGGCCACCGCGTAAAGCTCCGCAATCCGAGCGGTTTCTTTTGAAGCAAGAAACCCCGTTTCGTCTACACGTGCGATGTTCATACATAGTTTCTCCGCTGTTTCTATAAATCCCGTTATCATGGAATCCTCATCTGTAGAGTCAATATGCAGATAAAGCTTTGCTTCATCCAGTGTAATCAGCATAATGAATTACCGCCCTTATGTGCTCGCTCCGGCTTTCAGGATCTGGACGGCTTCCGGCAGCACGAGTTTGCCGTCGACACGTTCCTTTGCCACATAGCCGATCATTCCGTTACCGGCAAAGAGCTCGCGTAGTTCCTGAAAACTTCTGATTCCTCTGTCACCAATGTTGTAGTAGCTGAAATCACCGAAGGCAATCGCAGCTTTTCCGGCTGCCAGTGCGGGAGCGTAAGCGGAAGTACGCACCGGATATCCGCAGAGCCTGTCCGGTTCGTCTGCCTGGTAAGACGGCTGCCAGATGTAGGCCAGATTCTGATCCTTGAGCTTGCGGATCACCGCGAGGGTGGAATCGTTCAGAATGAAGCAGGCGTTCTTACGGTACGGACGCTTCAGGGCGTAAATCAGGGTGAGGATGTCATCGGTTGCGAGTTTCGTGCCGGTAAGAGTAACAGCTATTTCACCGCCGCCCTTGTCCGCAAAAATGCCGGTCGGCTTTCCGGTGCCATCGCCGTTTAGAAAAGCATCCTCCTCGGCGTTACCGATTGCCTTGCCGAACTGGTCTATGATGTAGTTCTCCAGATTGAAGGCGTTGTCGTAGAGCAGTTCCTCGGTCACCTTGATGGCCACATGGAGCTTGTGTGCGTCAAGGACGATCTGGTCGAACGTCGCATCTCCGAAGGTCAACGCTTCGCCTTCCTCAATCCATGCCGCTGCGGGTTTCGTTCCCGCAATGTTGATCTTGTGCTCGCCGGACGTAGTGATGGTCGTTGCAAGGCTACGGAAGATGTTTTCTTCTGTGAGTTTGTCGATAAGGCGAGAGTCCCATTCCTCCGGAACGAGGTAACCACCGTTCGCGTCAGTGCCTTCCTGCAGGATGTCCGACACCTGATGGAAGCCGCTGCGCATGGCTGTAAGCATTGCTTTCGCGTAGACGTCAGATGCTCTGCCATGCTTCTCCGGCTTATTATCTGTTCCGACGCCTGGCTTCCCGGTGAGGGGAGTATTGACCGGTTGGCTCATCTGTTCCTCGATAGACTTTTGGCGGTTCAACCTGTCGATTTCCTTTGTGAGGTCGGTGATTTCCTTTTCTATCTTGTCGTAGGTGGCTCCGTCTTCCTCAGAAAGGATGCCGTCACTGCCGCGGTGGGATTCGAGAAACGCTTTTGCAGCTTCCCACGCCTTAGCTCTCTTATTGATTAATTCCTGTACATTCATGATGTTGTCCTCCTTATTAAATGAACCGTTTCATGAGGTCGAGACGCTTTTCAAGGTCTTCGACCGATCTGCCCATGCTGTGAATTTTTGCCTGCTTTCCATTATCGGGCGGTTTTTCAGAATGTTCCCTGTAGTAGTCGCAGAGTTTCTTGTTCATGGCTGCTGCAACTCTGTAACGGGAGAAGAGCATAGATTTTGGTTTCTTATCCGGGGCATCTTCCTCAGATTTCTTTTCAGTGGAATCTTCATCTGGAGTGTTTTCCTCGTCCGGTTCCTTTCCGTAGAGGGAATCTCTCTCAATCACACCGTCTGCAAAATGCAGCTCGACTGCTTTCCCGGCATTCATCCAAGTCTCTTCATCCATGAGCTTACTGAGTTTATTTCTCGAAAGGCCGGTCTTTGTCTGGTAAGCGTTGACGATGGAGTTTTTCACCTCGTCCAACATTTCGATTGCCTTCTGCATCTCACCGGCATTGCCCATTGCGACTGTGCTCGGATTGTGAATCATGAGCATCGAAACTGGAGACATCAAAACTTCGTCGCCCGCCATCGCAATGACGCTTGCCGCGGAAGCCGCAAGACCGTCAATCTTAATTGTGACCTTGCCCTTGTAGTCGCGGAGCATGTTGTAAATCTGTGCTGCCGCAAAACAGTCGCCACCCGGAGAGTT